GGTAAAGAAACGATTGAAAGGTGTAAACCAGATATATACATTGAAATTTGGGATAAAAATGTCCCGACTGTTTCTAAGATTCTCAACGATATGGGATATGCTCTTACAAAAATGAGTCAACAAAACTATCTGGCGGTAATACAATGAATAAGAAAAGACTATTAATTATACTAAGTTGTTTAGGGTTACTACTTGTAACAACAGAAATAGAGGCCTCTGACGAGAATGGTGAAATATTTTGTATGGCCAAAAACATTTATTTTGAGGCAGGTAATCAGCCTGTGGCAGGTAAAATTGCAGTTTCGTTGGTCGTATTAAATAGAGTTGCTCATGAGGCGTATCCAGATAATGTTTGTGATGTAGTATATCAGGCCCAATGGTTTAAAAACTGGAAAGGTAATATGCAACCAGTTAAACATAAGTGCCAGTTCAGTTGGTTTTGTGATGGCAAATCTGATGAACCAGTTGACAGTGCAACTTGGATGTTTTCTCTTGCAACTGCTAATAGAGTAATGTATGGAGATTTTGGAGATTTTACTGATGGTGCAACACACTATCATGCCACTAGTGTTCATCCATATTGGGCAGATTCTTTAAATGAAACAGTAAGAATCAACGAGCACATCTTTTATAAATAAATATATGGCGTATAGTAAAAAAGTAGTAGACAGATTCGAGGCAGTTACCAATAATCCATCTGCACATGGTGTCGGGAGATTTGATCCTAATGACCCAAATGTTGCAACAGGACTTACAGGTGCACCTGCTTGTGGTGATGTTATGAAGTTGGATCTAAAATTAAATCCAGATACGGATGTGATCGAAGATGTAAAATTTAAGACCTATGGTTGTGGTTCTGCAATTGCTAGTTCCAGTATGTTTGTTGAAATGTTAACAGGCCTTACAATAGAAGAAGCAAAACAAATAAAAGATAAAGACATTGCCACAGCACTTGAACTTCCACCTATTAAGATACATTGTTCTGTATTGGCAGAAGATAGTATCAAGAAGGCAATAGAAGATTGGGAAGAAAAGAAGGCAGGTCGTAATACGTCATGGATTGAAAAGATGACAAGGAAAGAATAATGTATAGGTATAAAGTAGATGTGACGCGAGTAGTTGACGGAGACACAGTTGATGTGGATATTGATTTAGGTTTCGGTATGACTTATAAGAAACAACGTGTTAGAATGATGGGTATAGACACACCCGAATCAAGAACAAGAGATTTAGAAGAAAAATTTTACGGTTTAAAGTCAAAGGAATTTTTAAAAGATTTGTTAAAAGACAGAGAAGTGCAATTGGTTTCACATGATAAAGGCAAGTTCGGAAGAATATTAGGCGAATTATTTATTGATGATTGGAAACAAAGTGTAAACCAAATGATGATAGATGGCTATCATGCAGTTCCTTATTTTGGACAAAATAAAGATGATACCGAATTGGGTCATCAAATGAATAAGGCAGCTTTAAATGAGCAAGGTATAATTTACAGCGCCAAATAAATAATAACAATAATTATGGAGAAGTGAATGAAAGTAGGTATTACCGCATCGACATTTGACCTGTTACATGCTGGTCACGTTGCAATGTTAAGAGAGGCTAAAACGGCCTGTGATTATTTAATATGTGCACTTCAAAATGATCCATCTACGGATCGTCCAGAAAAGAACCCACCCATTCAAAATATAGTCGAAAGACAAGCACAACTTGCTGCAGTTAAATATGTAGACGAGATTCTTGTTTATAATACGGAAAAAGAACTCCTTGATATTCTAGGCATGTATCAGATAGATGTTAAGATTATGGGAGAGGAGTACCGAGACAAAGAATTTACAGGTAAAGACTTGTGCCGACAAAGAGATATTGAATTTTATTTCAATAAAAGGGATCACAGATTTTCTAGTACTGATTTAAGAGAAAGAGTTTGCAGAAAACACTTTACAAACAAGTAAATTTGTGATATAATATACTTAATATTAAGAGGAAAATTATGCCAAGTATTGATTTAAAACCTAGGAAACGCAGAAACCCTAGAGATAAAAGACCCCCAACACCCATGCCGTTTGATGTGGCCCTAAGAAAATTTAGGAAGGCCGTAGAGAGAGCAGGTATTATCCAAGAGGTACGTAAAAGGGAATTTTATGAAAAACCAACTGCAAAAAGAAAACGTAAAAAAGCCGAGGCCATTTCAAGGTGGCGTAAGAAAGAAAAGGCTTTACAATTAGGCCCAGATAGGTCGAGGAGATACAGATAATGTCTATAATGGATAAACTAAAAAAGAACTCAAAGATTAAAACAACCGAGGTGTTGGAAAAATCTGTTTTCTTTACTGAGAAGGACATGGTTACAACAGATGTGCCCATGGTAAATGTTGCTTTATCTGGCGATATGGATGGAGGTTTAACCTCTGGTCTTACCGTATTGGCTGGTCCAAGTAAACACTTTAAAACATCATTTGCTCTACTAATGGCTGGTGCCTATATGAGAGAACATGAAGATGCTGTAATGTTATTTTATGATTCAGAGTTTGGCTCACCCCAATCTTATTTTGAATCATTTGGTATTGATGCTTCTAGGGTATTACATACTCCTATTACAGATGTAGAACAATTAAAATTTGATTTGGTTAACCAACTCGATGAAATAGACAGAGGTGATAAGGTTGTTATTGTCATTGATTCTATTGGTAACCTTGCAAGTAAAAAAGAGCTAGAAGATGCTCTTAATGAAAAGTCCGTGGCAGATATGTCAAGGGCCAAGGCACTAAAGGGATTATTCCGAATGGTAACTCCTTATCTAACCATGAAGAATATTCCTTTACTTGCCGTTAATCATACCTATCAAGAGATAGGGTTATTTCCTAAGGCCATTGTATCAGGTGGTACTGGTATTTACTATTCAGCTGATAATATTTGGATTATAGGAAGACAACAACAGAAACAAGGAACTGAAGTTAAAGGATATAATTTTATTATTAACGTAGAGAAATCTAGGTTTGTAAAAGAAAAATCCAAGATTCCAGTTGCTGTTACTTGGGAAGGTGGTATTTCAGAATTTGGTGGATTACTTGAAGTTGCAATGGCAGGTGGTTATGTAGTTAAACCAACTATGGGTTGGTATGCTAGAGTTGACCATGCTACTGGCGAGATCGTAGAACCTAAGGTAAGAGAAAAACAAACTTATACAAAAGAATTCTGGGATCCTATCTTAAATGAAACAGACTTTAAAAAGTTTGTAAAGAGTCATTATCAGATTGGCCACAAACCAATGCTTGATATTGAAATAGAACTAGATGAAATATCTGAATGATAGAAATACTGGTTTGGAGTTTATTAGTAATAACGTGGGCATCTTATGGACTACATGTCATAAGAGAGTTTGTTAAGGTAAGATTGAAATAGGAGAAAATTATGAAACCAATGATGAAGAAGCCAAGTCTATTTAGAAGAATCGTAATGGGTCTTGTAAATGGTTGGAGAAGAGTAATGGATGTTAGGTATAATCCCCTAAAATATATCCCCGACCCTAGTTTACAGACATATTTTATGTTGGTACTTTTTATAATATGGAGTGTATTCTTTGGATTTATTGCAGCATCTTACTTAGGTTGGTTTGGGTATAATACAGTAGCAAGTATTATCGTACATTGTGCTATTTTGGTTCCTTTGGCATTTACAAATGCTATTTTTGTAGATGCAGAAAGAGACGGACACAAATGGTTAAAAGAATGGAAAGAGGAACAATCAAGATATAGGATTGTTGCCAATAGACTTAAAACAAGGAACCTAACAATTTGGAATCCGAATGAGGAAGCATGAATAATTACATTGACGAATCCGAATATGCATTTGTAGAAAAAGAAGGAGAGGCCTTTTATGGAGTTAAATTTAAGGATAACTCTCCCTATGCTGGTGTAGTGGTTGTATATGGAACAGTATCCATTAAAGAGGATAAAGAACTGGATTTGGCCACACTTTCATTTACATTTAATATACAAGATGCTGGAATATATAATATTGATGAGCTTGATAATTCGGAAGATTTTAAGAATTATCTAGGCGATGTGTTACAAAGTATTGTAACTGATAGTATGAAGGAAAAAGAAAAGAATGGATATATCGAATCAACTACCGACTCACATTCTGAGTCATCTTCTCAATAACGAGGATTACTGCAGACGGGTCATACCATATTTACAAAAGGATTATTTTGAGAATCAGCACAGAACTGTTTTTGATCTAATTGTAAAATTTGTTGCAAAACATAATAAATTACCAACGGGTAAAATCCTAGACCTAGAACTTCGCAAGATAAATGCACCCGAAGATATCCTTAACAATGCCGCAAGTCTTATATCAGAGATTAAGGCCAAGTCGGATATTGATACAGATTATCTTATAAAAGAATCTGAGAAATGGTGTAGGGATAGGGCTGTATATAATGCCATCATGGATTCTATTCAGATTATTGATGGCAAGAGTGCCGATAAATCAGAGGGGGCAATACCAGAGATACTATCAGATGCACTTGGAGTTTCATTTGATCAGGCCATCGGCCATGATTATATCGACAATTCTGATGAAAGATTTGAATTTTATAATACCGTAGAGAATCGTATTCCATTTGACTTGGAATATATGAACAAGATAACAAAGGGTGGTCTGCCTAATAAAACATTGAATATCGCACTTGCAGGAACTGGTGTAGGTAAATCTTTATTTATGTGTCATTGTGCCGCATCAGTTCTCGAGCAAGGTAAAAATGTATTGTATATTACCCTAGAAATGGCAGAAGAAAGAATTGCAGAAAGAATAGATGCCAACCTAATGGACTTACCGATACAGCAACTCGAATCATTACCCAAGAATGTATTTGATACAAAGATAGAAAAGATTGCCAAGGCGTCCGTGGGTAAATTAATTATTAAAGAATATCCAACAGGTGCTGCACATACAGGGCATTTTAGAGCTCTACTTAATGAATTAAAACTTAAAAAGAATTTTAGTCCCGATATGATTTATATCGACTATCTAAATATTTGTGCGTCTTCCCGTATGAGAGGTATGGGCGGAAGTATAAATAGTTATACTTACATCAAGGCCATTGCAGAAGAAATGCGAGGACTTGCTGTAGAGTTTAACGTCCCGATTGTTTCGGCAACACAGACCACTAGGTCTGGATTCAGTAATACTGATGTCGGACTTGAGGACACTTCGGAATCATTTGGTTTACCTGCAACGGCAGACCTAATGTTTGCTCTTATTTCAACAGAGGAACTAGAGGAACTTGGCCAGATACTGGTAAAACAATTGAAGAACCGGTATAACGATCCGACCAAGTACAAGAGATTTGTAATTGGCATCGATCGTTCCCGCATGAAACTATATGATGTTGAAGAAAGTGCCCAGGCAGATTTAATTGCCGAAAGCACTATCCCCGACAAACCAATCGCAACGTGGGGGGATAGGGAAACCAAAGACACGTTTGCGGATTTCAAAATATAGGAGAAATATATGGATATGTTACTAAACGCAAAAGACTGGATTATGGACAGAGTGGGAGAGAGAACATCCTTGGATGGACTTGCTCTTATTGTGGCTTGTGGTTCTGTCATTTTATTCGGCGGACTCGCCAAACTACTCGCATGGGTAGGCCTTGCATGGGGTGTTTACACCTTGGTGAAGAGTGACTAATATATGTTCAATGTGAAACTTATATCATATAGTCGACCAGGCGAGGGAGAAGAATTAAGTGATGACCTCCTTCAACTGGTCGCATTTTGTGCAAGGGTAAGTAACCCTTCTAATCAAAATAATGAAAAAACGGCTGAGAAGCTTGTAAAATATCTAATTAAGCACAAGCACTGGTCACCATTAGAAATGGTAAGTGCATGTCTTGAAATTGAAACCACAAGAGATATCGGTAGACAAATATTGCGACATCGGTCATTCTCATTTCAAGAATTCTCTCAAAGGTACGCAGACCCTACAAAAGATTTAGAATTTACTACGAGAGAAGCACGAATGCAGGATCCGAAGAATCGACAAAACAGTATTGGTATACCTATTGAGGATTCGATTAACTATGTATGGGAATCATATCAAGAAGTTGTAATCGAAAGATGTAGACAGGCATATGATTGGGCCATTCAGGCTGGTATTGCCAAAGAACAAGCAAGAGCAGTATTACCTGAAGGACTAACAATGTCCCGTATGTATGTAAATGGAACTCTTAGGTCGTGGATTCACTACATTCAACTTAGGTCAGAAAACGGAACCCAAAAGGAGCATATCGAAATCGCGAAAGCAGTAGGTGATGTAATTTACCAAATCTTTCCACTAGACGATATTATTTAACCACAGCAACTGCGCCCGTAGCTCAATGGATAGAGCAACGGCCTTCTAAGCCGTAGGTTAGAGGTTCGACTCCTCTCGGGTGCGCCAATTATAAGGATCAGAAATGTTATATATAGATTACAAATTTTTTATGGATGAATCGGGATTAAAAATGGCAGACACGCACCCTGATGAAAAACTAGAGATAGAAAGAACCCCATATAAAGTGGGTGATGTCTTTGTATTAACTCTAGCGGCAGACGGGTGTATGCTGTTTAGAAAAACAAAGACGAATGACATACGACAACTCGCATTTAATTTCTAGTAATCACTTGACGTGTAGAGTGAAAAACTGTAATTATACAGGGCCTGTTCTGCACTTTGCATTTATCTATGGCACTACCTTGTGTCCTAGATGTGCTAGTAAGGCCGTATTTCAGAAAGGAATGCAATCAACATACGGGAGGAGATAATGGAAATACCACCAGTAAACGCCTCATATGCTGTAACGTACAATCAGCCCAATATAGAATATCAAAAGATAACTGTAAGGGTAAATAATAACGAACAGCAAACAATGGTGTATACCTACGATAAACACGGAAAGTTGATAGAAACTGTATTGCGCAAGCATGATATAGGATTTATTTAAAAAAAGTGTTGACAAGACGTTTCTTATTTGATATAATATACCTATATTAAAAAATCAGGAATAAATATGGATAAGGAATATTGGGAACATGAACACTTTGTTGAGGATGAGGATCTTGAAGAAGGTCAATGCATTTGCGGAGAGTTCAACTGTCCAGAAGAGTATGCTCATTGGACGTCTGGCTGGTAAAAGAACACGTCACTCAACGGACGAACTAAAGCGTTGAGGGTTGTGTACCGAGAACACCATTGGAACATGAGAGAGATTCCAGAATCCGGGAGAGTGGCAGAGGAAGGTTGGTAACCTGAACCCCGGCAAACAACTAAAAATAAATGGAGACCTCTGCCACTCATTTTTATTATTGGAGATATTATGAATTATATTGGATCACTTCGTTACGACTATTCGGGTCGTAAAAGAAAAACCACTTCACTAAAACCCAGGCGCAGACAAAAGACTGAATTCAAGGCCTGGAGACCAGAAAAAAATTGGCGACAGCTAGAGATGGAAGAGTTTAATAAAAAATACCCATCTTGGACTGGCGATTCTAAATACCAACCAAATAAAGACGAATCTTGGAAACAAGAGGCTTCTAAAAACTTTACTGTCGCCCCTGCATATAACAAGGGTGCATATCAAGTTATACCTACTAAGGATATCAAACACATAGGGAAATAATATGAAAACTGGATTTGAAGAAGGTAATGATTGCGCCTTTAAAGTAGTTGCAAAAGAAAAAGATAGTGAAAAGATAGTTGCTGATTATATGTTTGCGACATTAAAAGAAGCAACAATATTTCACTCAAATATGG